GGCTGGGCTGGTGAGTGGTATGAGGAGTGTATCCGCAAAGGCCACTTCCTTCATCCCAACGGCAAGATCAGGCCATTCGGAAGTCAACTCAACCATATGCTTTCTGAATGCCAGTCTTGGTTTAATAAAACGCAGCGAAAAACCGCGCCGGATTCATCGAAGCCGGAATCCACCTACGAAAGAAGATCGCGCTTCGATGCCTTGGAGCTTTTGCTCAAGGAACACTACGGCAACCCCAAAACGGATGTGAAGGGAACCCCAGATGAGATTAAGGATTACAAGGAGCTGTTGAAGGAGAGAAAACAATTACTGAATAACATGGGAAGAATGAAATGAAAGAATTAGAGACTTTACACTCACTTGAAGCGGAAAAAGGGCTGCTGGGCTGCTGCATAGCCGATCCAGCCGCTGCGATGAGCTTGGTTATTGACCGCTTGGGAACGGATACGCCGGAAAAATCGTTTTACGACTACCGGCACAAGCTGATTTTCAATTCCCTGTGCAAAATGTACACGGATGGGGATGCCATCGATGTCAGGACGCTCAATATTGAGCTAAAAAAGGCCGAGCCAAACACCGATTTCATAGAGTATCTGGTCGAGCTTGAAGAAGCGGCGGTAACGGCGGGATTGGCGGAGTATTATCTTCGGGAAGTCTGGGAGCAGATGCAGCGCCGCCAGACGATCCGAGTCTGCAACGGAATTATTGCCGAGCTGAAAACGCCGGAGGATCATGGTGGTATATCGCAGATTGTGGATCGGGCCGAGGTGGCGCTGCTGGATGCAAATCTGAAAAACCGTGGCGGAGAAAATCCTTCTCTGGACGAGCATTTGCGCGAGTTTGCCGAGGAGATGGACAACTACAAATACGGCGAGGGACGAATCACAGGGATTTCAACCGGGTTTAAGTATTTGGACAAAATGACCGGCGGATTGCACCCGACAGAGATGGTCGTTCTGGCGGGTCGTCCCGGCATGGGCAAAACCTCTATTGGGATGAACATCGTCGAGCACGTAGCCATGAATGGCGGTTCTGTAGGCGTGTTTTCACTTGAGATGAGTTCCCTAGAGCTGGTCAAGCGCCTGATCTTTTCCCGGTGCAGGGCTGACTACCAAAAATACCGCACAGGCTTTCTGGAGAAATCAAATCTGCCTGCCATTTCTCAAGCTGTTGCGGAGTTATCAGGCAAGGGAATTCATATTGACGACAGCAACGGGACGATCACCGACATCCGTGCCAAGGCCAGAAGGATGAAGGCCATGCACGACATCGATTTGATTGTGATCGATTATGTCCAACTGGTTGATGGCGAGGGCAAGTATGGCTCCAGAGAGAACGAGGTGGCCAAGGTTTCGATGGGGATCAAGCAACTGGCCAAGGAGCTGAATGTGCCGGTGCTGGCGCTGGCCCAGATGAACAGGGAATCGGAACGCAATCCCGGCTCCGCTCCCAAGATGGCGGATTTAAGGGAAACAGGCCAACTGGAGCAGGATGCCGACGCAATTATGATGCTTCACGATACTAATATAAGGGATGACAAAGTAGCAGAGGAGATGGAAGCGGCAGGGATCGGGGCCAATGCGAAGGATGGCTGGGACAAGGCGGTTTTGAGGCGTGATCTGTACATCACCAAGCAGCGCAACGGCCCGGTGGGAGATTGCCACTTCCTGTTCCACAAGTCGTCCATGACATTTTCGGATTTCACCCCTGACGTACTGGAACTGATGCTTATGGAGAAGGGAAAGTTAAGGATTTAACAAAATGAGAGTCGATTGGGGTATGCGAGCCTTATTTCGCGTTTCCGATGAAATGCAAGAGTGCTGGGCATCTCTCGCTATCAGCCAAACCGAGAAGCAGGAACGGCTATGCCCGAAGCCAGACCCTTGGAAGTATGAACGCAGACATAAAGTTTGGCCGAAGCCGATGCACCGAAACTGGTGTGGTCAAGGGGAGAAAAGGTGGAACGGCTACGAGTGGGAGGAAGTATGAAAATTTTAGTGGTGTCAGTTAACAACACACAACCCGGCGGTACGAAAGGCCGCTATTAGGATGTTTGGGGTTAGGCTGGGCAACAATCACCACTAACCCCGGCCCGTCTTTGGCGGTGTCCGGGGAGTGTTTGTATGTGGATTAAACTAAAGGATCGAGAGCCTGCCGACGGTGCAGAGGCGCTGGTTTCGGAGCCGCCAATAGAGGGGGTTTCCCTGCATTGGATCGGGGAGTTCAACAATGAGTTGGGAGGGTTCCACATTGTCGGTGGCGGGTTTTTGGGCAGCGAGGATGTTTCCTGTTGGATGGAAATCCCGTCGCCTCCAAAGGAGAAATAAAACAATGGCTAAAGTAAAAAACGGACGACTGTTCAAAGTCGAAAACAAGGATCGAAAGTTCGGCGCGAATGAATTCTACGCCTTCACCATTCTGGAGGATGCAGACGGCAACAACGAGACGCCGCATTTATTCACCACCGCCCAATTGGAGGACGCGAGGATACGGGCCGAAAAGAACCCGGAGGACTTGCTCAAGAAGGATAGGTTCACCGATTGGTTCGATTGACAAAAACAAACAACAAAAAGGAAAATAAAATGGCAGATAATACACACGTTGATATTCTAACAGGTAAAAAAGTGAAGACGTCTCCCCGTAGCGCTGGTTATGCGGAGAATAAAAGATCGTCCAATAAACGGAACAACACCCAAGTTGGAAAATACTGGAGGAAGGTTTTTCGGGAGGAGTTGGGAGTCCGTGCCCAGTTGGCCGGGTCGCTGACATCTTTTCTCACCAAAATCCCGGTTAAAAACAAAAAACAATTAAGAGAGTGGCTGGGCCAACACCGATTGGCGGGTGTGTTGGGGCTGCCAAACATGGGGCCAGCCAAGCTGAAAATGCTTTACGCCGCCGCAGAAGCTAATGGCAAAAGCGAATCGCTTAAAGAGAAGCCCAGCGATAAAAACCTCAATTACGGCCAAACAATTAGCCTTACAAGCGAGCAGGAGAACCGCTTTGGGGCTGCTGGAGGCACTAGGATGAAGCATACCAGCTTCAACTCTCGCAATGGCAAGAACCACCCAACGGTTGTGCTGTACAACGACGATGGGATGATTATTACGTTTGGTAAGCGCAAGGCGCAGGCCATCTTGGATGTCGTCAACAATCCGGCCCTGCTGGCCGATCTGGAGAAGTTTGCCGGATATTCCGACAGGGATGTCACTCTCCCGTATCAATCGGCGGAAAACGGCGCTGCTCCCTGCCCCGCCGAGGAGCAAAATGGCGTAAAATCCGACCTCACGGTCGGCTTCGATCTGCTGGATGCGATAGTCGCTCATCTGGACGTCCAGACTGAAATGGGCAAGGAGTTTGTCATGGTTGCCTTGGAGTGCATCGAGTTATTCGAGAAAAAACAAAGGGACTATGGCAGCGGCAACATCACCATGTCCGGCCAAGCGGGTTTAGCTTACCGGCTCATGGATAAAGCCTGCCGCTTGCAGCACCTGATCCAGAAGCAGGAGAAGGGTGGTCTGCCGTCTTGCCCCGAGTCGATAGAGGATTCCTTCTTGGATAGCGCCAATCTGGGCATGATAGGGATTCTGGTAACTAGGGGGCATTGGAAATAAGATTATGAACCGTTGGATAGGACAGGGACGGATGGCTCGCGATCCCGAAATGAGGCAGGCGGGAAGCTCACAGGTTTGCGGGTTTTCCATAGCGGTGGACAGGGGCAAGGATCGTGATCCGCTCTGGATGAAATGCAATGCCTGGGGAACGGTTGGTCAGCGCATTCACGACCACTTCAAGCAGGGAAAACCGATCTCTGTTTGGGGGCGGCTGGAGCCGAACGAGTACAATGGTTCCGGCGGCATGGTCAAGGAGTTCCAGCTCAACGTGGATGGCTGGGGCTTTGTGAACTTTGGCGCGCCCAAGAATGAAAGCATTGAGACTCCCCCACCCGCCAGCGAGGAGGTTCCATATTGAACAAGCAGGCAAAGACGATGGGTGGGCAGCGGCCTCTAACCCCCGAAATTGTTGAGGAGGCCGGATTGTCGATAGATGACGTTAAGGGGTTGAAGAAGGCTGTAGACGAGGGTGCGGCTCGCTTTTGGGCGAGACAGGGGATGACTGATCCCGGCCTTAATAGAGGTTACAATTATGGGTCAAAAGCAGGAAATCCTAAAGACACAGAATAACCCTGCTACCTCCCCTCTCCTGCCTGCCGCCGTGCAGAACGAGCTGTTTTCGGACGAGGAGTTTGCCTCTGGCCGGGAACTGGTAGAAGCCTACGAGGCCAAGCCGGGGAAGTTCAGCGGAAAGATTCTGGAGCGCCGCAAGGAGGTGGTGGACACGATCCTGATGCACATCGTCGATGGCTGGTCGGCGCTTGCGGTTTCAAAGGTCTACCACATTAGTAGAAACTCCATCCAAGCCTTGATCCAGCGTGCCGAGGACGATGGCCGGATCGCCGCCTTTGAGAATCGCTTGGCGGGAGCTTTGAAGTACAATGTCATGCTTTCAAACGAGGTTATTCGCGAGCATTTGGAGTCTGGGAACGCCACCATGAAGGATGCCACCATGAACATGGGCATTGGCACGGATAAACTCTTTGTTCTCTTGGGCAAGGCAACCAGCCGGGTGGAACACAGCTACAAGGACAACAGCAAGGAGTTAGCGAAGGATGTGCTGGCTCTGGTCGAGGAGGGCAAAAAATTATTAAAGGAAAAGGAAATCGCAATTGAAGTCGAATCCAGAACCGCAATTCAAGGGGTTCAAGCAGACCCTGTTCCCGGCGATACCTGAAATAACGCCGGAGGAGATCGCCATTATCGCGCAATCCAAGGGGTTGCCCGTGGCAATGGAGGTTCTTCAGCGCCGTGAGAAGGTCATTCACAAGGCGAAGATCGATCCTCTGCGTAACGGGATCGTGCTCGATCCGTGGAAGGACGCCTACCGCTTGCTGGAGGAGTGTGATGAGCTTTTGATTCTGGGAGGCAATCGAGCCTCCAAGACCGATTTTGCGGCGCGGGCAGCCGTGGAGACTATGGTCGCTGAAGACCGCCGAAATGTGTGGTGTCTGCACTCGACATTGCCGAGTTCCATCGAGATGCAGCAGCCTGTTATCCGTCGCTACCTCCCTACCGAGTGGCGCGACATTGGAAAGCAGGGACAAACCACCAATGTTCGCTGGACAGACAAGGGCGGTTTTGCCGATCAGGTCTTCATTCTCCCCAACGGCTCCCGTTGCCGCTTCCTTAATTACTCCATGCAGGAGGGCGTGTTTGAGGGGGGCGAGCTTGACTTGATATGGGCCGACGAGCTGATCGGCTACGATCTGGTCAAGACGCTCCGCTTCCGTATCGCCACCCGCTCCGGCAAGCTCATCATCTCCTTCACGCCGGTCAAGGGCTACAGCATGACGGTCAAGGAGTATATCGCCGGGGCCAAGGTTCTGGAGTCCCGCCCTGCCCCGCTTCTGGATCAGAACCGGGTTCATGTGCCGGGCTGTCCGCCCGGCGAGATGCCATACATCCTCCAGCCACGGCAGAGCAACGCGCGCGTGATCTGTTTTCACTCCATCTGGAACCCGTTCGGCGGCTATAAGAACATCCTCAAGATGCTGGAAGGCAAATCGTCGGAGGAAATCAAGATTCGCGCCTACGGCTGGGCCGAGCGGCTGGAGGGCAAGGCGTTCCCCAAGTTCAACGAAAAAGTTCATGTGGTCGATCCCAAGGACATCCCCACCAAGGGAACTCGATACGTCGCCTGCGACCCCGGCGGGACGAAAAACTGGTTCATTAAATGGTACATCATGGACGATCAGGACAGGGTTTGGCTCTACCGCGAGTGGCCGAATCGGAGCCAGTACGGCGAATGGGCGCTGCCGGGAGACAAGCCGGACGGCAAGCCGGGGCCAGCCCAGACGCCGCTGGGGATGTCGATCCTCTCCTACAAGCGCCTGCTGGCCGAGCTGGAGAAGGGCGAGGAAATCTTTGAGCGCGTGATCGATCCGCGCGGCGGAGGTGCGGAAGTTCCCAACGTGAAGCAGGGCCAGAGCATCATCTCCATGATGGAGGAGGAGCAGACCGACATGGAGGGAGAGGTGGTTGGCCCGGCCTACATCTGGTACGCCGGGCCGGGCGGCGACATCGAAGACGGGATCACGGTCATCAACGATCTGTTCGACTACGACGACACGCAGCCGGTCAGCGCCATGAACAGCCCACGGTTCTTTGTCTCCCGCGATTGCGAGCAGAGTATCTATGCCTACTCGGAATATACCGGGCTGGACGGGTTGCGGGGCGCTCTCAAGGATGTGGTCGATCCAGATCGGTATCTGTTCAAGCGCGGCATTCTCTATGTGGACGATCAGGTGATGCAGGCCACCGGGGGCGCGGAGCCGGGCGGTCACTTTGGGCGTTCTGCCCGATATTCGGATTTTGACCTATGAAATTCAACGACCTCCCTCTCCTGCTTAAACCGTATCTCGTCTCGAAAATCACCGGGATGACCAAGCCCATGCTTTCCGAGCTGGTCAAGTCCGGCGAGCTGGAGGTGGTCAATGTGGTGGGGAAGCGGCATCCGCTCTACAAGCGTGAGAGCGTCAGGAAATTTCTAAATCTTGAAGGACATGAGCAACTACGAAAGCAGTAAAGATAGGGACGCGGATGTGGCGGCGCTGGCAGGCGACCACCGATTTGATGCGTTGTTGGACTTAATAACCGAATTCCAGCAGGGCCAAGCGTACTCGGCAGGAAATCAGTCCGTAGTAACGGATCACGGAATGATCGCCTATCATGTGGGCAAGATGGATGCGTACCGGGAACTTCGCGAGCATCTGGTCGATTGTCGCAAACATAATGATACCTAATTTCGCTCACCTTAACCGATCTTAACGCTTCTTAACCCATCTTAACCATACCGGCTCTCGCCGGTTGTGACTTCACCCGTGTAAGGCTTGTTCCTTACGCGGGTTTTTCCGTTGGTTGACCCGTTAAAAAATCAACCGCTGTTAACCGTCTTGCAGGTAAAAAAGCAATGGAAGCACAAGCAATAGAAAGCGCAGCGACCGCCGAGGCAACTCCCGTCGCGGATAACATCTCCTTTGAGGGTCTGGGGGATTTGTTGAATCAGGATATAGACCAACAGGAGCAGAAACCTGTTGAGGGCGCGGATGAGCCACCTTCAACAGAAGCACCGACCGAGCCAGAGGAGCCAGCCGATCCGGCTGACGAACCAGAGCCAGCCACAGATGAGCCGGAGCAATCCGTCCCTGACGAGGCCGACGCTGGGATCAGCGACAAGGCGCAAGCCAAAATCGACAAACGGATCAGCAGTTACGCGGCACGGGCCAAGGCAGCAGAGGAAAGGGCGCGGGAGATCGAGCAATCAGTCGAGTCGCTCAATGCCGAAAAGGTTAAGTTGCAGGAACAGATCGAGAAGTCAGGCACGGAAACGCTGCTGGCTGGTGATCCCCTAGCTGATGTTGTCAGCAAGGGCGAACTGGGAGAGCGACGGAAACAGTTTCGGGATTGGAGGCGCTGGGCAAGCCGGAACATGGACGGGGGTACGTTTACCTTCGGAGATGGGACGGAGCGCGAGTATTCCGCCGAGGAGACTCAACGGATACATGACAACGCCGAGGATATGTTGGAAATACACATCCCGGCGCGGGAACAGTATCTGGAGAATCACACCCGATATGAACAGCTAGTGGGGGAACAGTTTCCCGAATGGAGTGAACCAAGCACCAAGGCTTACCAAGAAAACATGGAAGTCGTGAGGCAGATGCCGGAACTCAAGCGGTTCCCTAACTGGAAACAGTTGGTGAGCGTTTTCCGGCTTGGCTATCAGGAGTACGATAAAATGCTCCAACCATCCGGCAAGCCGCAATCCAAGAAGGTTGAGGCTTCCTCAACTCCGACCAGCGTTCCTTCCCCCTCCTCCGCACCAGCCCCTGCCAAGAACGTAAATCTGCAAGCTGACCTGACCGCAGCCGAGAAGGCCGTGGCCGAGTCCAACGGATCGAGCGATGCCTATGCTCAAATGCTCATAGCAAAAAACCGCCTAGCGCACGCGCAGGCAACAACCTAAATAGAGATTAAATACTATGGCTAGTGCAAACAGTTATTCTTCTCCCTCCACCGCTGGTGGCAATAGGGAGGACTTGCGAGACGTATTAACTATACTGGAGCCTGAACAGACTCCAGTCGTCTCGGCCATCCGCAAGGGGCCGGGACCACGGGGAACCTCCACAGAGGTTCTAGCAGATGAGCTGGATAAACCGCAGATCGGCGGTCAACCAGAGGGCAGAGACATCACATCGTTCTCGAATAAAGCCACCAAGCGTCAGCGTTTTGGAAACCATATCCAAATCCAATCACGCGACTTTGGCGTGACCGATGTTCAGCAGTTGGTGGATACCGCCGCAGTCAGCGACGAGTATCAGTACGCCAAGATGAAAACGCTTCGTGAAATGAAGCGCGACATCGAGGCCACGATCTGCTCGGACAACGACAAGCAGGCTGGCAACGGGACAGACCAATGGAAGACGCGCGGCCTACATCGCTGGTTGCGAGGAACCGCTTCAAGCGCGCCGAGTGATATTCCTGTCGAGTACCGCACGCCTGCGGCTCAAGACTTCTTGGGGGTATCGGGTGGCAGTAACTTGAAGGAGTCTGACCTCAACGGTGTGTTGCAGAGCCTCTTTGAGACTCACTCGGCCAAGAAATCCTACATGGGTGTCTTTTCGCCGGATGTGGTCGAGCAGATTGATCTGTTCACCCGCATGGAGGGTACTGGCGGTCGGGAGCGTTACACGATCACCGACAGTGCGGCCACCAAGACCATCAATCTGGAGGTCAAGGTGTTCAACAGCTCGTTCGGTCGGATCAACGTCCTGCCGTCCGTGTTCCTTAACTGGGACAACGATACGGATGCCAATGAGGGCGCGTCTGGCACGTTCGACAGCGATGCCGGACTGTTGCTCGATCTCTCCCTGCTGGAGCTTCAGTACATGATGCCCCTCACCGTTCACAATCTGGACGACGAGGGCGCAGGCAAACGAGGTTACGCGAAGACGATCTACAGTCTCTGCGTAAAGAACCCGAAGGGATTGGCGCGTTTTCGTTACGCTTCCAAATCTGCAACCGCTTAATCAGAAAGGATAATAACATAATGAGACATTATCGTTTAACAAATCAGGAGAGAGCCGGAAGTGGGTTCACGGATCAATTCGTGATCGACGGCAAGGAACTGTCTGAAGCGGCAACAACGCAGACCATCGACTTGGCGACTCTGACGAGCGCGTTCGTTGATGATGGCGTGGTTGTCCGTCTGGACGCGAAGTTCCTTAAAGGGACAGGAGGCCCGGCAACGACGGTGAAGGTCGAGATCGGCAAAACCGGCGATACAGACTACTTCGTGGCCCAGTCGGGTGACTTGGTGGCTGGCGCTGTTGGACTTCTCCACGGCCCAGTTGCGCTTGGCGAGGGTATAGCAAACCGTTATGGAACAGTAATCAGTTCCTCGACGGTATTGACGGCCAAGTTCACCAGTGCATCTGGAACCTTCGCCAGCACTACTGGAAACACGGGTCAGTTTTCGATATTCATGCGGATCGTTCAAAGCGACGATCTTGGATACGACCAATCGTAGTGGCTGACATACTTATACCGAAGTTCGGGGGGCGGGGGCGCGATGGCGCTTCCGCTGCCCGGGCGTTTCGGGATCCGAAGTTGTTCGCCAATTACATAGCTGCGGAGAAAGCCAAGTACCGTGGCGATGCACAGAAGATTTTCGGTCGCTACAAGAATTACCAGCGCCGTCCCGGCTCCGAGCTGGAGCAGGAGTGCGTGGTTCCCGCCAGAACCTACTTTCGCTGGATGCAAGTCGATCCCCATTTCTGGGAGGACGACAACAATGTTAAAAAATTTATCAAGGACAACCCGGAGGCAAGACCGTGGAAGTAACCAAATACTCTGATCTGCTAAAGCGAGCCTGCGCTCTGGGGCAGCGCGTCTACAGCGAGTTGAGCAACGATGACAGCGATCTGCTCATGGTCTACATCGACCAACGCTTCAAGCAAATCTGGGAATACTACGATTGGCCGGACATCAAGCGCGTTGAGAAGCGCTACTACCGTCCGCTCTACGCCGCCGCCCTCAACTACGACGCCGGATATGAGGTCTATTATCCGAGTGAGAAGAAATATTATCAGACCCTCAAAACCACGCAGGGCAACGCCCCTACCAGCACCGCACATTGGGCCGAGTCCAAGCAGAGTTATGCTGGCGACTCATGGGTAACGGGAACCTCCTATGTTGTGGGCGACACGGTTTTGTATGATGTTGATGGACTCTACTACACCGCGCACACCGCGCACACCGCCAGCGGCACGCTCACGCCGGACGCCACGGGTGGCAACGACAAGTGGGGCGTGCTGACCGAGCTGGATAAATATGTCGCTTGGGAGCAGACCGGGGAAAACAAAATCGGAGATGTATTGGAAGTATGGGACTACAATCCGCGCACGAACAATAAGTCCGAGCCGCAACCCTTCTACCAGAGCGAAAACGGCGTCCAAGTTCTTAACGGCCCGAACATTGTTTATGTGGAATATCGACAGTTGTTGCCGAGCCTCTTCTTCAGCCCCTGGGCGACGGGATCAGACTACGACGAAGACGATGTAGTTCGCTTTCCGGCGACCGGCGCGGAGTTTGATTTGTACAAGGCGACCAGCGGTCACACGCCAAGCAGTTCCAATGACCCCAAGGACAGCAACGCGCCGTGGGCTTTGACCCAAATCCCTCGCGACTTTTCCGCTTACCTCTCTCACGGCGCTGCGTCGAGTATGCTGCAAACCGACGAGAAGGAACAACTGGCTCTGGCGCAGGAACAGTATGCGGAGCGCGCGCTCATGGAGCTGCTTGATCGGGTGGAGCGGCAGGAACAGCAGCAGAAGGAATTTAAGGTTTTACAGAGGTAGTTTTTGTCATGGCAGCAAACAACGATAAACTAAAGGAAGGGGTACAGTTTCTGTACCAGATCACGCGGCAGTCAGGTGTTAATGCGGAATTGCATGACCGATGTCTGAAGGAGGCGCAGGAGTTGTTCAATCACCTTGGAGAGCCGGGTGCTGAAACCAACTTGGAGCAGCCGGAAGTCATCATGCCGGAGTCGCGGGGTAAGCGTAAGAAGGAGACTATAGCAGCATGAAAAAATCAAAAACTGTAATCGGAGCCATTGCGGCCATTTTGTCAGCCGCCGGGGGATATTTCTCCGGCGAGCTGGAGATCGGCGCGGCAATCAATGTCGTCGTCACATCCGTTTTGGCCATCTTCCTGCGCCACGGCGTCAAGAAGGCCGAGGACGCGGCAAGTTGACATGGGAGTCATCAAGGCAATTGCGACCTTGATAAATGCTTTTCCGGCGCTGGCAAAATTATTGGAAAGGCTCAACTCCACAATCAAGGAGAAGAATGCCCGTGAGCGCTATGAAAAAAAGTCTGATGCTATTGATGCTGCTGTCCGCGCTGCTAACAGCGGGGTGTCAGCACACGGAGTTAGGTGGAGTGGAGCAGATGCTGAAGCACCCGCAGTTTCCAGCGGCAGCCAAGGCAGCGCCACAATTCACAATGGAGGCTCTGAAGAAGCTGGCGGAGTATGAATATGAGTTGGAGCGGAAGTAATGCCAGACTACGTTACAGACGGGGATCAGGGATTTCTCGGGGTCAATATGAACCTCGATCCTGCGCTGCTTGAGCCGGGTCATGTTGCCGAGGCAATCAATAAGCGTTTCAAGAATGGTGTCGCCAGCACCCGTCCCGGCCTCGTCAAGCTGAACTGGAGCAATCTTGCCAAGGCCGACTACGAGAACAAGACCTACGCCGAAAATGACATAGTTCGCTACAGCGGACGCAAGGCCACCTCCCTCACCGGCACAGCGCCGAACCAGACCTTTACAACGCAGATCGTCAGCGCTGGCTTTGACTTTGCCTCCGGCTACAACTTTGAAGCCGACCCCGGCGGCTGGACGAAGGGAACCGGCTGGACGATCAACACCGGGGCAAATAAGGCTACCTCTGACGGCTCGCAATCCGCCGTTTCAAATTTAACCCACGCAATAGACACGGTGCAGGGTCAGGACTATAAAGTCACCTTCACCATTCTGGATTGCCCTGACCCGGTGGTTGGAACCTTGGAGGCGTTTCTCGGCAACACCAACCTAATCAATCCTGTCTCTGGGAATGGAACGCATACCGTTGTGCTCACGGCTGTCTCCCCTAATGACACGCTACATTTGCAGGCGTCCGCCGCTTTCATTGGATCAGTCAAGGATGTAAAAATTTCAGAACCGGCCCAAGTACAGTTAACCACCGACGACGGCCCGGCCTCCAATCCCTTCATCGGCCCCTACTTTAAGCGGACAAACGCGGCCACTCACGATCACCCGGCGGGAAGCTACTCCCTAGTTGATGGAGCGGAGACTTGGGGCGTGTCAACGAGCTGGACGGATTTGGGTTCCAGAATCTTCCCATTCAGCGCCGTCTACGGTGCTGGCGTGTTCAACGATCCCAACAACGAGGAGTACGTCATCGTCGCCACCAGCGAGGGAATATACGCCACCAGCGAGGGGTTCCTGACTTTCAAGCTGCCGGGGCTGGCCAGCGTGGATCGGAATGTGACCTTCGTGCAGGCGTTCAACCAGATGGTGATGTTTCGAGGGGAGGATCAGTCTCCGATGGTGATGGCCGATCTGGCCAAGGGATTTATCTCTGTCACGCAGGATGACACCGACCTGACCATCGAGGACAACGACTTCGACGGCACGGAAACGATTCCGAACGCTGACAATGGGATCTACTTTCAGAACCGGCTGTTAATACCACATAGTCGTGACCTAGTGGCTGCCAGCGACTACCTCAATGTCACGCGGTTTCAGCCGGTTCTGTCTAACTTCAGAATCAACCAAGGCTCCGAGGACAAGCTGACGGCGCTGCACAAGTTCGACGCCTCCACCGTGATCTGTTTCAAGTCCAGCTCGATCTACATGGTGCGGAACATCTACGGCAACCTCACCGACATCATTCTGGACGAGATGACCAACGCCTACGGCTGTTTCGCCGCCAAGAGCATCGCGAGCGTGGGCCGGGATGTCTGGTTCCTCTCCGACAAGCGCGGCATTTGCAGCCTCGGCATCACCCAGAGCGGCGCGGTGCAGGGCGTGGACGAGCCGGTGAGCAAGCCGATCCAGCCGATCATCGACCGCATCAACTGGAACGCGGCCCACAAGGCCGTGAGCGCCTACAACCAGAATCGCTTTTATTGCGCGCTGCCAATAGACGGGTCGGATTCTCTGAATGTGATCGTCTGTTACGACTTCCTCAATGGCGCGTGGGCCGGGCTGGATCAGGGCATCGCCGCAGCGCCGTTCAAGGTCAAGGAGTTCATCCAGCCCAAGATCGCCGGGCGCAAGCGCCTCTGTTTTCTGGACGAGAACAACACCATCAACCTTTACGACGACGAGGAGTTCGGGGGGCTGGTGGATCAGACCCTCAATGCCGACGGCACACTCACCAACTACGGCATCGAGGACAAGCTCGTCAGCCGGGGCTACAACCTCAAGAGCATGGAGCGCAAACATTGGCACGCGGCGCGCGTCTGCACCCAGAGCCTCACACCCAGCTTTACCCTCCGCGCCACAGTTGACGGCGCGCAGGAGACGGAGACTGTCAAGGGGCCGATCACCTTTGACCGCACAAAGTACGACAAGCCGTTCTATCAGGCTGACTTTGTAGGCTCCAACGTCAATCAGGATTTCTCAACCAAATATCGTCAGGACTACTCGATCTCATTAGCTGAAGACGGAAACACGGCTGCGGGTCAGTTGTGGCTCTCCAGCAACAACGCGGATGGGCCGGGAGTGTTCCCTGATCTGCATCAGGAATCACAGAACAAGGTGCGGCTCAAGGCGGACGGGCGCTATGTCCAGATCGATGTGAGAAACACGCAGGGCAGTCTGAAGATCAACTCGATCTTGGTGGACGGCTTGCAGGACGGGATGAACTTAAACAAGGAAATATAGGATGCCATTATCAATCACAGTACAACCAAACGAACTGTTCCCGGCCAACGAAGCCGTGACACTCGCGAAACTGCGGAGCGCCGCCAAGCCCAGCGTGGCGATCAGCGGCTCTGTCGGGTCGGACGATCTTGCCGCCAATAGTGTTGCGGGAACAAACATCGCCGCCGCCTCCATCACCGCCGACAAGATGGGCTTGGCCGCGATCACAGGCGACGCCGCCAACGACACCCGCAAAGGCGTTATTCTGGTAAGCGGCAAGACCTCGACCGAGCAACAGTACGGCGAGTTGTATGCCGGGAAGGTTAACCAATTCCTGATCGGCGCGGGAACCGTGGCGGAGGGGGTATGGACAAACACTTACGATCTCGAGAGCAAGGCGCTCTCTGCCGCCTCTTCAGTAGAGGTGACGGCGCAGGGAACTAGCGACTTTGCTCTCACGATCAAAGACGACGCGGTGGTCAAAGCCATGATGGCCAATGATTCGGTTGGTAACAATGAGCTTTCAAACTACGGCGTGACCTTCACCAAGTTTGCACCGGGTGGCGGCATCGCGGCGGACGGCGGCATCGCGGAGAGTACCAACGACTTCTGGGGCGGAGTGATCGACATCGATCCCGCCGTAGTGGTTAACGGGTACAAAGGGAAAGTGTCACCGATCCAGCCGACGGGGAAAAATCAGGTCATCTACGCCGATGCAGAGGGAGCGCGTCTCAAGTTCGGCGCGCATCCATGTATGCCGAAGGCTTTCATTTATGCCCACCAAATCAGCGGCGACACCAGCACAAGTTCCGGGGATGCCACGGTGGCTTCGGATTATGCAATCTACATGAGCAGCGGGGTTGAGCAAATAACTCGTACCGGAGACAGCGGAATACTCGATCACGAATTTCGTATTTCTGCCGGGATTTATGCAACAGGAGATACGGTTAAGTGCATGGGTTGGGGGTATCACAATCAAGCAAATATATACATGGCTGTAACAGGAATACACGATCCGGCAGGATCGGGTGTCAGCGATGATGTCCATGCGTCAAACAATGGAACCATCGATGCCAACCGTGATGTGAAAGTTACCTTCTATCAGGATCATGCCAGCAATGACGCCACAGCTACTGGCTCCTATCCCCGCACGCCAAGAAACCCATCTGTCATCCAGCTCTGGTTCTATTGATGATTACTGACGCAAAGATCAGCAGCGCTGCCAAGATCAGCCCGGCCAAGATTGCTCCCGCCCAGGTGGGTCAGCTCATGGTGGCGCAGGCCGATGGCAAATACGCGCCCGTCACCATCAGCGGCGATGCCAATCTGGCGAAGGACGGCAAGCTGCGCCTCAAGAATCTTGACGAGATCACAGAGCGCGCCGTGGCCAAGGCTGGTGAATATTTCAACAGGAACGAGGATGCGCTCAAGCGCTCGGACTTGAAGAAGGGCAAGACCCTTGTCGGCGGCGCGACCACGCCGCTTGAAGTGCCGGTCGGCACGGGCGCAAGCGCAATCCCACAAAGAGACTCTAGCGGCAACCTCAAGGCAGAGACGGCTGATCTGGCTACAAACGCCACAACGGCAGCAACAGCAACCAACGCAGACAAGCTAGATAG